GGCACAGGCACTCGCTGACGCAAAGTTTAGTGAGACCATGAACACGATCAACTGGACACAAGAGTTGTTCGAGTCATGGAACGCTCAAAACCCACCGGTCAAAGCTAAAGCCATGGTGGATGCTTTAGATTTCTTTACTCGGTACACGGACAAAGAGTTCGGCCGAAAAGAAATATTCACCAAGGTTGAAGCACTCCTTAAAAGACACAAAGGAGATGACTGGGCTGGGCGCATTGTCAATGCAAGTTCCGACTTGCACAATGCCTTGAGTGGTCCCATCCTAACTGAATGTCTGAAACGGATGAACGCGCGACTCGACGACCGCCAGGAGACTCCGAATATGATGTTATACATCCAATATTCGAAGGATTCCACCTTTTGCTCATCAAGAATGGGCAAAGGAAAAAGCGGTTTCTTCGCCGAGTGCGATTTCTCCGAGAACGACATGCGTCAGTGTAAGGACGTCGTCGATGTAGAAGGCCTATTCCTCCGTAGAATGGGAGCGCCTTCCTGGTTAATTGAAATTATGTCTAGATCCAACGTTTACTCGGTTGTGTCTAGGGAGCATAATTTTAAAGGCAAAGTCAAATACCAATTGCCTTCCGGGAGCACTTCCACGACATTTCGCAATTCAGTCTGGAACATGTCCATTTTCTGGGCATGGACCTTACGATGGAAATGTCACGGTTGCGCCTTCTTCCTCGGTGATGACATGATATCGCGGATATCATCATCATCCTTCAGGGACTCCAACCGGGGCAGGCATGACGCGGCGCGTTCATACGAGCATATGTCAAAACTTGCTCGTATGTCTGCAAAGGTTAAGGTGCACACGCATCTTATGCAGGCGGAATTCCTTTCCAAGAATTTCGTTCCATCCATGGAGCATGGGTTTCTAATGATCCCAAAGATTGGAAAGAGCATTGCTCGCTACCCGGCTCGCGCTAACAATAACGCGGCCATCAGTGACGCTGAATACGTAGCAGGCAAGTCTCTTTCCTTTGCTTGGGAGTTCCGGTTCTGCGAAGAACTGCGAGAAGCCTTTACTCTCATGGCCACTGCAAGCGGCGTTTCACTGCCGGACCTTGATTTGGACGCATACTCCTACAATTTTCGAAAGGAAGTTGAAAGAGTCGGTAGCATTGGGCAAGTCATTCGTGATGCGGCCAATGCTCCGTACCTATCTTGGCATGACATGGAGAATTTCTGCATGGTAAGATATGGCACCAACTGGGATGACGTCCTAGAGGTGTGCTACCAAATCATCGGCGGTGAAAACGACGTTCCTTTGCACGCGTATGCTAGCCTGGCTCGAGTTGATTTCTGGTGACAACCACCCTGTGAACCAGATGAACGGCGACAAGCCTATAAAATAATTTGAAAAAAAAAAA